CATTCTACCAAGAATGGCATTTAGTATGGATGGATTGTCTTACGATCCACTGAGAAAAACCTCTTCTCACATAGATAACTTTCCAACTTCTGGTAATGTAAATAAAAGGGTGAAGTTTGTTCCGTATAACTTCGACTTCAATCTACACATCTTTGTACGCAACACCGAAGACGGTACTCAAATTATTGAACAGATTTTACCCTACTTCGCGCCAGATTATACTGTTAAGGTTGATTTTTTAAATCTAAATGGACTAGAATTAGATATACCTATTGTTTTCAATTCTATCAGCGTTGATGAAAACTCAGACGGCGATTCAGAAAGCACCAGAACAATTGTGTGGACTTTGAACTTCACATTGAAAGGATATCTATTTGGTCCGATGTCTTCACATGAGATTATTAAGAAGTCTATTGCCAATATATACGATGATACTTATTTGTCAGGTAAATACATTAATTTAAATCTAGATGATGGTAGTGGGAATTACAAAATAAATGAGTTAGTGTATCAAGGAAGATCGCTAGAAGAAGCCACAGTTTCTGGGTTTGTCTACAATTGGTCTAGTTCCAGCAATACGTTGACTGTTACATCTGTGACTGGAACATTTACGCAAAATACTGATGTAATTGGCGCAGTTACAAATGCTAGATATAATCTAGATTCATTTGAAGTTGAACCATTAAAATTGTCTATTATCACTGTTGAGCCAAGTCCAAACACAGCAAATGTAAATGATGATTATGGATTCACCACTACTATTGTTGAGTTCCCAGAAACTATATGAGTGAAGTAGAAAAAAATCTCAACCAAGTTCTAGAGATAGAAACTAGTTCACAGCCAGCTGAGGATAAACCAATTGTGGTCATTCCTAAAGATGCTGAGCAGGACTTCGACTACTCTCGTTCTAACTATTATGAACTGATTGAAAAGGGCAATCTAGCACTCGACGGTATCCTAGAAGTTGCCAAAGAATCACAACATCCACGTGCTTATGAAGTCGCTGCTACGATGATGAAGAATCTAAGCGACATGACCGACAAACTCATGCTATTACAGCAACAGCGTAAGCAACTAGAAGGCGGCACTAACAAGGCTCCTCAAGTACAAGTTGATAAGGCAGTGTTCGTTGGCTCAACTGCTGATTTGTTAAAGAAACTGAAGAACGATGGAAATTAAAAAATATCTCGGGAATCCAAAATTAAAACGCACTGGCATGGTCCTCAATCTAACCGAGGAGCAAGTCACCGAGTTTATCAAGTGCTCTCAAGATCCAGTATACTTTGCTGAGAAATACACCAAGATCATCACCCTTGACTATGGTCTACAGACTATCAAGTTATATCCATTCCAGCAAGATGCAGTCAAAAAGATTGCTGAAAATCGTCGTGTAATTATTAAGGCTGGTCGTCAGGTGGGTAAAACCACCATGGTTGTGGCTACGCTGCTATGGTACATTATTTTCAACGAAGATAAGACCGTTGCCATTCTAGCGAACAAAGCTAAGACTGCGCGTGAAATTCTTGCACGTCTAAAGATTGCATACGAAGAATTGCCTTTGTGGTTACAGCAGGGCGTCAAAGTCTGGAACAAAGGCGACATTGAACTTGAAAATAACTCTAGAGTGCTGGCTGATTCAACTGCGTCAACTGCGATTCGTGGTTTCTCTATCTCGTTCCTATACCTTGATGAGTTTGCGTTCGTGCCAAACAATATCGCCGAAGAGTTCTTCTCTGCGGTATATCCTACTATCACTTCTGGTACCACGTCTAAGATTCTAATCTCGTCAACGCCAAACGGTATGAATCACTTCTACTCTATGTGGAATGAATCTGTATCTGGTAAAAACGGATTTACAGCCATCGAAGCCAGCTGGCGCGAGGTTCCTGGAAGAACTCAAGAGTGGGCTGAAGAACAGCGTCGAGTTCTAGGCGATGACAAGTATCTGCAAGAAATGGAATGCGAGTTTCAGGGTTCTAGCGGAACGCTCATTTCTGGTTTCGTTTTGAAATCTCTAACCTGGAGAAAGCCTGAGATAGATGCAAACATTCCTGGACTTTCCATCTATGAAAGACCAATGGATGGTCGTGTATATGCACTGGTGGCGGACACGGCTCACGGAAAGGGGCAGGATTATTCCGCAATGGTGGTCGTTGATATTGCCTCTGTGCCTTATCGCGTCGTAGCCAAGTATATGAATAATACCATCGCTCCAGTTGTATTTCCCTCAATCATACAAAAGATGGGCAAATATTACAACGACGCTTACGTTCTAATAGAAAACAATGACATTGGCGCGCAAATTTTACAGTCGCTGTTTGACGACTATGAATATGAGAATTTACTATCCTCAATGAATATTAAGAAGCAGCTAATGCTTACATGGTCTGTTGGTATGAAAAAGGGTGAAAGAGGCGTAAGAACCACTCGCGCAACTAAACGAATCGGCTGTCAGCTCCTAAAAGGTCTCGTTGAAAGTTATAAACTCAAGATTGAAGACTTCGATATTATCATGCAACTCTCGACTTTTATAAATAAGGGTGAGAACTTTCAAGCTGAAGATGGCTCTCATGATGACCTTGTAATGTGTCTAGTTTTGTTTGCCTGGATGACAAATCAGAAGTTTTTTGCTGATATGTGTAACGCAAACATACGAAGAAAACTATACGAGCAACAGATGCTCGCAATGGAAGAAGAAATGTTACCATCTCCCCTTCCTGGAGATGCTTCCATGGAAAATATGTTTGTTTCTGATGGTACTGTTTGGTCGATTGTTTCTTCAGACGAGATGTTCAAAAATTGAAAAAACTAAATATAATAGCGATTTTCGGTTCCTTCCAATAGGAGTATACAAATGGCATTTCAAGTATCACCAGGCGTGAACGTATCAGAGATTGACTTAACCACAGTTGTACCAGCAGTGTCAACCAGCACAGGTGCACTAGCTGGAAGATTCAATTGGGGTCCTGTAGAAACAGTCGTTCAGGTTTCAAACGAAGTAGAACTAGTTGCCAAGTTCGGCAAACCAAATTCTAATGTTGCTAACGATTTCTTCACCGCTGCCAACTTCTTGGCATACTCTGGAGATCTTCGTGTAGTTCGAGCAGCAAACAACCAAACTTACAATGCGGTTGACTCAGGTGGTTCACCTCAGCTGATTAAGAACGAAGATGATTATCTAACTAACCACTACACCAGCTCTGGTACTAGCGCAGTTTTTGCTGCTCGCTATGCTGGCGCTTTGGGTAATTCACTAAAAGTAGAAATGTGGGCTAACACTGGCAATGCTCTATCTGATTGGACATATGGAAGTTTGTTCGATAAAAAGCCAGGAACCACTAACTTTATTGCAACAAATTACAATGCAGTTGCGAACGACGAACTTCACCTAGTAGTCATTGACGAAAATGGTGAAATTACTGGCGTTGCAAACACCGTGCTAGAAAGATATCAGGGTCTATCAAAAGCAACCAACTCTAAGGATGATAGCGGTCAGAGTCTGTACTACAAGGATGTTCTATATCGCTCATCTAAGTGGGTATATGTTGTAGGTTTCCCAGATCTACTAGATACCAGCGATGCAGGTTGGGGTGTGGCTGCAAATTCAACACATATCTTCTCTGACATTGAAGAAGCAAACAGCGCATACTCACTAGGAAGCGGTGTTGACACTGCACTAACTAATGGTGATATCATCAGAGGTTATGACGTAATTAAGAATAGCGAAAATGTTGATATTTCTCTAGTCATGACTTGCGGTCACAGTGAAACAGTTACACTAGATGTAATTAACAACGTGGCTGCTGCACGCAGAGACTGTATCGCTCTAGTTTCTCCATCTCTTGCTAACGTAAGAGCTGCTGATCCTACAACTGCAGTTATCAACTATCGCAACAATGCACTTGCAAACATCAGCTCAAGCTACGCTGTAATGGATAGCGGTTGGAAGTATCAGTACGACAAGTACAACGACGTCTATCGTTATGTTCCATTGAACGGTGATATTGCTGGTCTATGTGCAAGAACTGATTTGGATCGCGATCCATGGTACTCACCAGCTGGTCTAACTCGTGGTCAGATTAAGAATGTCGTCAAACTAGCTTATAACCCAAGCAAGGCAAATCGCGATGAATTGTACAAGAATGGTGTGAATCCAGTAGTAAGTTTCCCTGGAGAAGGAACTTTACTATTCGGTGACAAGACAATGTTGGGTCGCCCAAGCGCATTTGATCGTATCAATGTGCGTCGTTTGTTTATCGTTCTTGAAAAATCAATTGCAAGAGCTGCTCGTTCAAGTTTGTTTGAGTTCAACGATGAGTTCACAAGAGCACAGTTTGTAAATCTAGTTGAACCATTCCTAAGAACTGTGCAGGGTCGTCGCGGTATCTATGACTTCCGTGTTGTGTGTGACACCACAAACAATACACCAGAAATCATTGATCGCAACGAATTCATCGGTGACATCTATGTCAAGCCAGCTAAGTCAATCAACTTTATTCAGTTGAACTTCGTAGCTGTTCGTACTGGTGTTTCGTTTGAAGAGGTTGCTGGAGCAGGAATTCCTACTCTAGGAAATCTATAATAAATAGATAAAGGTCATAGGAGTATAACAAATGGCATTTAATGTAGATCAATTTCGTACTGTAATGCAATATGATGGTGCAAGACCTAATCTATTTGAGGTCGTATTGAACTTTCCTAATTATGTGGAACTAAGAGGTTTGGCTGGATCTTCATCTAGATTTTTTTGCAAATCTGCGCAGCTACCAGGATCAACTATTGGAGTTGTTAATGTTCCTTATTTCGGTCGCGAAGTAAAAGTTGCTGGTAACAGAACCTTTGCTGATTGGTCAGTAACAATTATTAATGATGAAGATTTTGCAATTCGCAATGCGATGGAAAGATGGCATCGTGGTATTAATGAAAACGTACTAAACCTACGTTCACCACAGGCTATCAGCACCTCCCCAGCAATACCTGGTTTATCATATGCTGTTGACGCTGAAGTATACCAGTATGCTAAAGTTGGTGGCGCACCAATCAAGAAGTATAAATTTGTTGGATTGTGGGTTTCTGACATCGCTGCAATCGAGTTAGATTGGGGTTCAAATGATGCAATTGAAGAATTTACAGTAACATTTGCATATCAATACTGGACAACATTGGATACTAGCGCATCTGCGCCTGTATAATTTGAAAAAGGGAGAGGACTTTTTCCTCTCCCTGTTTAATTTGATTATGGAGTAAAACATGGCAATCAATCTTTTTGGTTGGGAAATAGTCAAGAAACCAGGACTAACTCCTGCCGAACAACCTTCCATTGCACCACCTCAGACTGATGATGGTGCATACACCATTGGCGCTGGGGCTGTTGGTGGCTATTATGGTACATATCTAAATCTAGAAACTGCATTCAAGAACGAGAATGAACTTATCTCTCGTTATCGTACCATGGCAATGCAGCCAGAATGCGAACAGGCTATTGATGAA